AAGCGCCCCTGTCACGCCCCTTCAGGGCTGGACCTCCCCGGCCCGATCCCCAGGGCGTTTCCCCGGGGCTGGTAAGTGGCGCCCCTTCAGGGCGCGGGAGGCGGTATTTCCAAGAAATTCAGCCGGCGCAATTTTGCGCCGGCTGAATGCTCCATGGGAAAAAGGACGGTCCCGGACCATATCGTCGGACCCGACGATATGGTCCAGGGGCGGCGGCCACTCAGTGGTCGGCGATCCGTTCCGCGAGGGTGGCCTTGAGGGCCGCGATCTGGGCTTGGAGGTCGGCGATCTCCGGGTGGTTTTGCACCGCGGCTTCGGCGTGCGCGATCTCGCCTTGCAACCACGCGCGCTGTTCGTCCAGGGTCGCGAGGTTGGGCAACTGGGATTTATGGCTCCCGCCAAAGCGCCGGGCGAGCGCACCCCAGATGGCCTTGGGTCGGCGCGGGTAGGTGGTCAGGGCTGACACGCGCACCAGGCGTTGCATCAAGGGTTGGAGGGCCGCCAGATGCGCGGCCTGCTGCCAGCGCGAGAGGTCGTAGGCATCGTAGGCGATGACCGGTTGGCCGATGGTCCGCCCCAGTTGGGCCAGGATGGCGCGGGCGGCCGTTGCGGGGCGGGGGTGCGGATCGGCGAGGTAGCGGTGCAGGATCTGGCGGACGTTGTTGGGGTTGTGGCCATGGGCACGCGCCCAGTCGGCGAGGTCGGGATGGCCGGCGAGCATCAGATGCGCTACTACTTCCGTATACTTCACTTTCGTTACTCTCGTTTGTGTGTCGTGGCGCCATAAGTATATCGGATTACGTTCTAGTCTGACTGTGCGCCCGTGACACAGTTAGGCCAGAGTAGACTATCGGCTGACTGTGCGCCCGCGACACAGTTAGGCGAGATTAGACTATCGGCTGACTGTGCGCCCGTGACACAGTTAGGCGATAGTCGACTATCGGCTGACTGTGCGCCCGTGACACAACTAGACTGGTAACCGATCCCGCCGTCCAGGACGCCGGGAATTATTCCCGCCGTCCCCCCCGCCGGGGCGGGACGCCCCGGCTCCCGAAACTGTCCGGCTAGTCCCGCCCGCCCGCCGTCGGCCTGCGATCCTGCGCGGCATGGATGCCTCCAACCTCTCCGACCTGTCGAACCTGGCGCCGCTCTTCACGGAGAAGGCGGGCATTGCCGCGCTCGGGGCCCTGGCGATCTGGGCCGGGGTGCGGGTGGTGTCGGTGGTGATCAACGCGCTGCGCGATGTGGAGCTGGCGCGCACGGAGGTGCAGAAGACCTTGGCGGCGGCGCTCCAGTCTCAGGCGACCACGGCGGCGACGCTGGTGGCCGCGCAGGGGGAGGCGCGGCGGGACAGCGTGGAACAGGCGATCGTGCTGCGCATGATTGCGGGGCGGGTGGGGTTGGTGGAACAGCAGAACGCGGGAACCGGAGAGACGCATGGCGCCCAATGAAATCTGGCAGCAGCGGGCCTTGGTGGAACGGGGCATGGTGCTGGCCGTGTTGTACAACGCCCCGCTGGCGGCGGTGGACCTGGCGACGATCCGCGGCTGCCTGGATATGGTGGGACTGCCCACCCAGATGACGATGCTCAAGCGGCACCTGGTGCACCTGGAGCAGCGCGGCTACCTGACCGAGCATACCGGGCACGCGATGGGCGTGTCCCTGACCACCTATGCCCTGACGCCGGACGGGCGGGACCTGGTGGTGGGGGCGAACACCGACCCCGGGGTGAACGTGCCGGCCTTTGAGGGCTGAGCGTGGCCGCTCAGCCGGGGCGCTACGAGGCGGCGCAGCGCGAGCTTGCCTACCGGGTGTGGCGGGCGGCGGCGCAGAACCAGACCGAGACGCTGCGGGTGCTGGACCGGGACCATGATTGGCCGCTGGCCAAGCAGACCCTGGCCGACTGGCGCGACAGCCAGGGCTGGGTGCAGCGGGCGGCGGCGGATGATGCGGAGGATGCGCGGCGCACGCGGGCGGCGAGCCTGGACCGGGCGGCGAGCCTGGCGAGTCTGGATCTCCAGATCGAGCGCTATGAGCGGGTCTTTGCCGCCCAGGCGGCGGCCGATGAGGTGCCGGACCCGCGCTCGATGGGGGCCTTTGCGAATCTGATGCGGCTGCGGCTGATGACCCAGCGCGAGCTTGAGGGCGGCGCGGGGCTGGATCGGCTGGGGCTGGCGATGGAGGTGTTGCGGGCGGTCAGCGAGCTGGTGCGGACCGAGTTTCCGCAACATGCCCCGGCCTGGCTGGAACTGCTGGAGCCGGCCGGGCGGCGGGTGGCGGAGACCTATGGCTAGGCCGCGCGCGCGGGCGGTGCGCCCGGGGGGCCGGGCGGCGCAACAGGACTTCCTGGCGGAACTGGCGGCCTATGCCGAGGGGCTGCGGGACCAGATCGAGTTGGGTTGTGCCGGGTTTGATCCGGACCCGGCGGCGGGGGCGGTGCGCAAGGCGCTGGCAGCGACCGACTACGGGTTCTTTTGCCTGACCTATTTTCCGCACTATTACGATCCGCAGGGGGGGCCGGGGCGCGACGCCCCGGCGCCTTCCTGCCTGCAGCGTTACCTCTTTCTACGCTTGCCGCGGCTGGCGACCAACGGGGTTGGCGACCATGACGCGATTGCCGCGCCGCGCGGCGAGACCAAGTCCACCACCTGCTCGATGGCGTTTCCGATCTGGTGCGTGCTGACCGGGGCCAAGCGCTATCCGATCCTGTTCGCGGACTCCTTCCGGCAGTCGGCCGAGCAACTGGAATCCATCAAGGCGGAACTGGAGTTCAACCCGCGCCTCAAGGCCGACTGGCCGCACCACTGCGGGCGGGGGCGCATCTGGAAGGAAGGGGTGATCGTGACCGCGGGCGGGGCGAAGCTGCAGAGCTTCGGCGCCGGGCAGCGGGTGCGCGGGCTGCGCCATGGGCCGCACCGGCCGGACCTGGCGGTGCTCGATGACTTGGAGAACGATGAGAACGTCCGGTCCCTGGAGCAGCGCGACAAGCTCTACGGCTGGTTGATGCGCACGGTGTTGCCGTTGGGGCCGCCGGATGGGTCCATGGACGTGCTCTACATCGGGACCGTGCTGCATTACGACGCGGTGCTGTCGCGGGTGTTGAAGTCGCCTTTGTGGTCGGCCAAGCATTTCCGCTCGGTGATCCAGTGGCCGGAGCGCATGGACCTGTGGGAGCACTGGGAGGAGCTGCTGCGCAACGAGGGGCGCGAGCCGGCGCGGCGGTACTACCTGCGCTATCAGGATGACATGGAAGCCGGGGCGGTGGTGTCCTGGCCGGCGGTGCGGCCGCTGTATCAGTTGATGGAAATCCGGGCGGATGACCGCGCGGCCTTCGACTCCGAACACCAGAACGACCCGGTCAGCCTGGAGGCGAATCCGTTTGCGGAGTCGCTGATCTACTGGGTGCAGCCGTGCCGGGATTGGGTCTACTTCGGGGCGCTGGACCCGTCGCTGGGCAAGCACAACAAGGGCCGCGACCCCTCGGCGATCCTGGTGGGCGGCTATGACCGCGCGCACGGGGTGCTGTGCGTGGTGGAGGCGCTGATCCGGCGGCGGGTGCCGGACAAGATCATTTCCGATGTCATCGAACTGCAGCGACAGTACCGGTGCCAGGTGTGGGGGGTGGAGTCGGTGCAGTTCCAGGAGTTCCTGCGGCAGGAGCTGGTCAACCGCTCCGCGGCCCTGGGCGTGCCGGTACCGGCGCGGGCGGTGCTGCCCAACACGGACAAGGGGCTGCGGATCGAGAGTTTGCAGCCGCATTGCGCGAACGGGTTGATCCTGTTTTCACCGGCGCACAAGGAGCTCTTGGACCAACTGCGGCACTACCCGGACGCGGACCATGACGACGGGCCGGATGCGTTGCAGATCCTCTGGGAGATCGCGCACGCGGGGGCTTCGCGGTCGTTTCACTTCTTGAGAATCCCGGGGTTCTGATGAATTCCAACTCCCCCTCGCGCTGGATAGCGGCGGAGTTACTGGACGCTAGAGCGTCCGCGCTTGCTCCCACGCTGGAGCGTGGGAGCGAGAAGCGAACCGCGTGCGACCGTATCGGGCGCGCGTGGGAGAAGCAATCAAACGGCGCCGACGCCGGGAGCGCGCCCGATGCTGACTGACACCCAACGCCTGGACGCCTACCGCGGCAGCGGCGGCTATGCCGATGGCGCCTACCTGATCCAGCATGTGCGCGAGTCCGACGAGAAGTTCGGCCGGCGCAAGCGGCTGGCGAAATACCTGAACTACCCGCGCAAGGTGGTGGATGCCTATCTGGGCACGCTGTTCGGCCATCCGGTGCAGCGCGCCGGGGAGGCGCCGGCCTGGCTGGCGTTGCAGGGGAATGCTGACGGCATCGGGGGGCAGATCGATGATGTGATGCGCCGGGCGCAACTGTTGGCGATGCTGCTCGGGACGGTCTATCTGGTGGTGGACCGGCCGGCGGGGGTGTCGCGCACGCGCGCGGATGATCTGGCGCGGCCGCCCTATGTGGTGATCCGCAAGCCGGGGGATGTGGTGTCGCTGACGCTCGATAACCTGGGCGCGATCGAGTCCGTGGTGTTCGCGGAGGCCGGCCGGGTGACGATCTATGGTACGGCGCGCAACGCCGAGGCGGCGGACCGGGCGACGCGCTATCGCGGCTTTGACCGCACGCGCTGGTGGGTGTCGAGCGATGTGGCGGGGCAGGCGATCCTGGCCGGGCCGGACGGGGCGCCCTTGACCGGGGAGCATGGCCTCACGCGGGTGCCGGTGGTGCGCCATCATTCGAGTATGTTGGTGGAGGTGACGGACGAGCGCGCCGCACCCTGGGCGGAGGGGATCATTGCCTTGGCGGATGATCTGTTCCAGGCGTGGTCGGAGAAGCGCGACCTCTTCCGGTCCCAGACCTTCTCGACGCTCACCCTGCCCTTTCGCGATCCGTCCGAACTGGATCGGATCAGGACTGAGGGCCTGACGCTGGGCACCGAGAACGCGCTGCCCTACAACCCGGAGGGCGGGGGCAAGCCGGATTATCTGGCGCCGCCGGATGCGCCGGCGCGGCTCTATATGGATGACCTGGGGGAGACGGTGAAGCGGCTCTATGAGCTGGCGAATCTGGAGTTCACCGGGGGGGTGCAGCAGTCCGGGGTGGCGCTGGCCTTCCACTTCCAGGCGGCCAATGACGGCATGGCGCTGCTCGCGCAAGGCGTGGAGCAGGCGGAGACCGAAGTGGGCCGGCTGGCCTGTGCCTGGCTGGGGCAGGACCCGGGGGCGGACTTGCGGGTGATCTATCCGCGGCAGTTTGCGGTGGATGACCTGGCGGCACGGCTCAAGGAGGATATGGACTCGCTCACCTTGGAGTTGGGGCCGACGGCGCAGCGCCTGATCCGGGGGCGGAGTGCGCGGCGGGTGCTGGGGGATAGCGCGTCGGCGGCCGATTATGCCGAGATCGATGCGGAGCTGGCGGCGGGGGCGGACCCGTATGGGGATCGGGTGCAACAGGAGGCGGGGCGTCCCGCCCCGGCGGTCGCGACGCCGGAGGGGCAGCCGTGAGCCGCATCCATGACTGGTACCGCGGCCCGGAGTACTGGGGCGTCCAGTGCTGGGGCTGCGGCACGGTGTCCGAGGTCCTGGACGCCACGGACCTGCCCCGGGACTGGGCGGCCCGGGTGGAGGGTGGGGACCTGGTGCGGCATTACTGCTCGCGGTGCGATGCGGGGCCGGCGGGGCTCGTCGCGGCGGGGCGCCGCTCCTACGCCGGGGCGGGACGCCCCGGCACCCGATGACATGGACGGACGACCCCAGGGGCCGCCCGCTGCTCCGGACCTCGGGGCGACGCTCGGGCAGTGGAACGCCTGGGCGGCGCTGGGACGCTCGCGCGCTGACCTGGACCGACGCCTGGCGCTGGTACCGGCCGCGTACCGCGCGCAGGTGCAAGCCCATCTGCGGATGGTGGTGAGGGTGCGCGATGGCCGCTGACGTTGATTGGGAGGCGATCCATCGGGCGCTGTGGCGGGCGGTGCAGGGGCATACGGCGGCCATGGATGAGACGGCGGCGGAGTATGTCCAGGCGATCCAGGAGGCGATCCGCGCCGGGGGCACGACGCTGAGCCCGCAGGGGCAGCAGTATGTGACGGACTATCTCGACGCGGCCGAGGCGCAGATCCGGGGCGGGATCGCGGCGGCGCTGGCACCGGTGGCCGCGACCTTGGCGCCGGACCTGCGCTCCGCCTTCATTACCGAGCGCACGGCGGCGGCCTATGCGCAGCGCTGGCCCGATGGGCTGACGCTGTCGCGGCGGGTGTGGGAGTGGTCGCGCCGCACCGAGGCGGGGGTGGGTGAGGTGCTGACGGCGGCGGTGCGCACCGGGCAGGCGTCCGGGAACCTGGTGATGGAGATGCAGCGGGCGATCGAGGCCGCGGCCGGGGAGCGCTTCACGATCGAGACGGTGCGCACCGAGGATTGGGCGGACCGGCTGCGGGCGGCGGGGCGGGCGAGCGTGCGCACGCCAGGCGGGATGACGCGCTGGGTGAAGGCAGTCGAGGAGGCCCGGAGCGCGGTCGACGCCTTGCAGGACGGGGGTACGCGGCGGCAGGCCGAACATGCCTTGGCCAGCATCCGCAAGGCGGTGGCCGATGGCCGGCAGGACCTGGTGGACCAGCATCTGCACTGGTGGATCTATGATCGCCAACTCTACGCCCTGCGGCGCATCGCGCGCACCGAGATGGCGACCGCGCATCATCAGGCGGTGATCGCGGTCGGGCTGGAGGACCCGGACGTGACGGGCTTCCGGTGGCGGCTGTCGGCTTCGCATCCCGTCGCGGATATCTGCGACTACTACGCGAACCTGGATCTGGGGATGGGGGCCGGGGTCTACCCGCGGGACCAGGTGCCGAAGGGCAAAGCCCACCCGCACTGTATGTGCAGCCTGACGCCCACCACGCGGCGGATGCGCAAGGATGGGGTGCGGGGGTCGGTCGACTTCGGAGACTTTGCCGACCGGTTGCGCCCGGAGCAGCGCGCGGCCCTGGTGCCGGCCTGGGCGGAGCAGGCCAGGGCGGCGGGGGTGCCGTGGGCGGAGCTGCTGCGGGCGGATGGGTTTGGGTTGAAGATGCGGGGGGAGGCAATCCCGACGGCGGGCGTGCCGGCGCCAGCGGCTATACTTGTTCCAGAGGACGCCTATGCCGTGGCGCAGACACCGGGGCAGCCGAATTACGGTTGGCTCCAGGAACAGCGCAAGTTGCCCACGGTGAAGCTGGAGAAGGCGATCCGCTCCTTTAAGAAGCAGATCGCCCTGCATCAGACCTGGATCAACGACCCGCACCCGAAGTTCGCGCGCGACGCCGATCCCACCGACATCCTCTATCACCAAGTGCACAAGTGGCCGCGTGACATGGCGCGGCACCGTCAATCGATACAGATTCTGGAGGGCGTGATCCGTGAGCGAAACAACCCAGCGTGACGCGGCACTGGTAGTGCTGGAGCAGGTAATGCAGGTGGCCCGGCAGGCGGCCGCGGAAGCGCTCAAAGAGGACACGCCGTTCGCGCATGGCCTGAAGTCGGCCTACTACGACGTGTTGACCGTGGCCTTGGAGCAGGCGGCGCTGTTTGAACTGGACCCCGCGGCCTTTGGGCTGGGCGGGTATGACCCCGACACGCTGCTCGTTGGGCATGGGCACGCGGTCTAGCGTGACGCCTAACCCGGCCCCGCCCGCACAGATGCCTGAGCCTGGCACCGCCCCCGATGGTGGGGCTCGGTTTGAGGCCGTTGTTAGCGCTTTCAATCGCGGCCGTCCTGGCGAGGCTTTTTGCCCGAAGTGCGGCGCGGGGATCTACGATCCTTTTGGTATGGGCCGATTGATGCACGACGTGGAGTCGTGCCTTGGTCGCTAACGCGACACCTGAGCGTTGAAGATGGCGGAACCGCCCACGGCGTTCCGCCCTACCCTGCCACCCTCCCCCGTTTCCCCCTGAGGCGCCACAGGCGTCTTGCGCAAGGCGGTCACAGGCGCCGCCGGTCTCACGGCATGGCAGAACGGCGCAGCGCCGTAGCGGGCCGCTGACGCGGTCCGGGTCCGTGGGGGTCGCAAGCGCCCTCCCCTCCTCTCTATCTCTCGTCTGCCCCGGGCGCCGGGGCGGGACGCCCCGGCTCCAAAAAACTGTCCGGCTAGTCCCGCCCCCGGCCGGGGCCGCGGGCACCATGGCCCCCGGACCTGCTGCCGCGGGGTCGGGGATTGCTCCGGTGGTGCCCTGGCGGCGGTGGGTCCTCCCTTCCTTCTATAGAGTGGAGACGACCCATGGCCGAGCCGCAAGGTACGCCGACCCCTCCGGCACCCGAGACCCCGCCCGCGCCGGCCGCGGTGGCGCCGGGCGCGGTGGCGACCCCTACCATTGATGAGTTGCGCCAGCAGGCGGCGGCGGAGTTTGCCGCCGGGCTGAAGGCGGCGACCGGTTTCAGCACCCTGAGCGAGATGAAGGCCGCGCACGAGAAGGCCGCGGCGGACAAGCTGGCCGAACAGGGTGAGTTCAAGCAGCTCGCCGAACAGGCGCAGGCGCGCCTGGCGGCGGTGGAGCGCGACTATCAGGCGGAGCGGATTCGCGGGGCGCTGCTCGCGGCGTCGACCGACTCCATCGATCCCGAGGTGGTGCAGGCGCTGCTGGGCAGTGCGGCCACGGTGGCGCCCGATGGCAGCGTGAGCGTCAACGGCAAGCCCCCGGCCCAGGCGGTGGCGGAGCTGCTGAAGGCCAAGCCGCATCTGGCGCGCCCGGTGGGCGGCCAGGGTTCGGGCGCGGGCGGGGCGGGCAGCGGTGCGCCGGAGGCGGCCGGTATGACGATGGCCCAACTGGCGACCGTGCGCGAGTCCAATCCGGCGGCCTATCACGCGGAGATTCTCCGGCGGGCCGCGCTGCCGAAGGGGAGCAAGTAAATGGCCGATACAGCAAATGTGGGCTATGCCGACATCATCGTGCCGGCGGTGTTCGCCGATTACGTCACGGCGCGCACCACGACCCTCTCGGCCCTGGTGCAGTCGGGGATCGCGGTCTCCAACCAGCAGATTCAGGCGGCGGTGGCGGGCGGCGGTGACTATGCCTCTCTGCCCTACTGGGGCGATATCTCCGGGGACTCGGAGGTCCTGCCGGATGGCGAGACCGCCAACGCGGCGCTGACCCCGGGGCAGATCACGGCGGCGGTGCAGCAGTGCGTGAAGCAGTTCCGCGGCCGGGCCTGGTCGACCAACGATATGGCGGCGATGGTGGCGGGCAATGACCCGATGGCATCGATCGCCGGCGGGGTGGCGCTGTGGTGGGTGCGCGATGAGCAGGCGCGGTTGATCAAGATCCTCACGGGGCTGTTTGCGGTCGGCGGGGCCTTGGCGGCGACCCATCTGTATGACGTGTCCGGCGGCGGGCGCAAGCTCGACGGCGAGGTGGTGCTGGAAGGCGCGCAGCTGCTGGGCGACCACAAGGACATGCTGGTGGCGATCGCGATGCACAGCGCGAAGCACTCCGGGCTCCAGGCCAAGAACCTGGTCGAGTATGTGCGGGACCCGGCGACCAATGAGGTGCTCTACAGCACCTACCTGGGCAAGCGGGTGATCATCGACGACGGCTGCCCGTATGCCGGCGGGGTCTATACCTCCTACTTGTTCGGCGCCGGGGCGATCGCGCGGGCGGACGTGCCGGTGAAGGTGCCGGCGGAGACCCAGCGCTATGCCCTGGCGGGTAACGATGTGCTGGTGTCGCGGCAGGGCCTGGTCCTGCATCCGGCCGGCTGTACCTATGTGTCCGGCACGGGCGGGCGCAACCCGAACAACACGGTGCTGGCGACGGCGACCTCCTGGACCAAGGTCTGGGACGCCAAGCAGATTCGCATCGTCTGCCTCAAGACGGCCTAAGGGGGCGCGACCATGAGCAAAGAGTGGATCTATCCCGTCGGCTCCAACAGCGATGTCGATACCGGGGCGGCGGAGGATGTATGGGCGGGCGGCGGGGCCTATAGCTGGCCGGCGTCCGCGGGGGCGACGACGATCGTGTCCGGGTCGGCGGCCGATGCCGCGGGCGGGACCGGGGCGCGCACGGTCGAGGTCATCGGCCTGGCGGCCGGCTACGTGCAGCAGCGCGAGACGGTGACCCTCAACGGGACCACGGCGGTGACGCTGACCGGGACCTATCTGCGCATCCTGGATTGCCGGGTGCGCACGGCGGGCAGCGGGCAGGTGAACGCGGGCGCCCTGACCATCGCGGTCGGCGGCACCACGGCGGGCGTGGTTCCGGCCGGGGCCGGGCGGCTGAACGCGGCGCTCTATACCGTCCCAGCGGACCGCTGCGCCTATATCGAGTGCGGGGCGGTGACGGCGGGCCAGGTGACGGCGGGCTATCTCACGGGGTCGCTGTTGATGCGCCCCTACGGCGAGGGCTGGCAGACGATCGGCATCCTGGAGGTGGCGACGGCGGCCTACGGGCGGCAGGAGTTCGAGTTCAGCGGGCTGCTGTACATCCCCCCCAAGGCGGATCTGCGGGTGTCGGTGACGAGTTCGGCCAGCAACATGGTGGCCATCGCCAGCCTGGATATCCAGTTGGGCAGTAATTTCTGATGCGGACGCTGACGCTGACTGAGCGGGCGTGGCAGGAGGCGCGGGCGGTCGGCGCCAGGGAGGGCAACCGTCCGGTCGCGCCGGAGCGTGGCGCAGCGCCGCAACCGGCCAAGCCCAAGGGCCGGCGCGCCGGCACGGCGCCGGGGCAGGATGCCCCGGCTCCAGCGGGGGCGGCGTGACCGCGCCGGGCTGGTGGCAGGCGCTCTTTGGTGGCGGCGCGCAGGGCGCGCTGCTGAGTCAACTACAACGACAGATGCGAGATTTAACGATGGCATTCGATGCATTGAAGGCGGCCGTTGAGGCCAATTCGTCGGTGACCGCGTCGGCGGTGCTCATGCTTCAGGGGCTGGCGGCGGAGCTGCGCGAGGCGCTGGCCAACCAGGACCCGGCCGCGATGGAGGTGTTGGTGGATCAGTTGGAGAGCCAGACCCTGGCGCTGGCAGAGGCGGTGGCGGCCAATACGGTGCTGCCGCCGGTCGTCGAATCCCCGGTCGTGGCGGCCGAGTAAGGCCGCAGTGGTGAGCCCGGCGCAAGCCGAACCGCCGGGTGGCAGCCGGCACCTTTTCATTGCTCTGGGTCCCTGTGCATGAGCCTGCTCAACATCGAGATAGACCTGTCTGCGGCCCTGGCGCGCCTGACCGGGCAGCCGGCGGCGTTGGTGCGCCGGGCCGGAATCCTGGCGGCCAAGCGGGCGGCGGAGCAGTACGCGGATGACGTCCATGACTACATCCGGGCCGGGCACTCCTATACACCCGGGCCGCCGCGCGCGGGGCAGACGATCGAGCAGGGTCTGGGCTGGCACGCCCAGGGCGAGGGGGCGGTGGTGTTTGCCCAGACGCCCCACTCGGTCTATGTGGAGTACGACACCCGACCGCATCTGATCCGGCCCAAGCCGGGGCGCAAGGCGCTGCGGTGGTTTCCCGGCGGGACGGGCGGCGCCATGATCCGGCGCGAGGTCCACCATCCCGGCACCACGGCGCAACCCTTCTTCTTCGCCGACCTGCCGGCCCGTCAGGGGCGGATGTTGGACGCGGCGCGCGAAGCCGTGGCCGAGGTGCTGGGAGCGGCGTCATGAGCCAGCGTCAGCAACAGTCGATCTTCGCGGTGAAGGTCGCGCGCCTGATCCTGCAGGCGCAGACGCTGGGCTATGAAGTGACCTTGGGCGATGCCTACCGGGACCCGCGGGTGCATGGGGCCTTCGGCTGGAAGGGCGGGTACGGGGCAGTGAAGAGCTATCACAAGTTGCGCTTGGCGATCGATCTGAATCTGTTCAAGGACGGGGTGCTGCTGACTCAGACAGAAGCCCATCGGCCGCTCGGGACCTGGTGGAAGGCGCAAGGCGGCACCTGGGGCGGCGACTTCAAGGCGCCCGACGGCAACCACTATTCGTGGGGCGAGGGCCGCTGATGGCGACCTACGCGGGCCTGGGCGATTGCACCGATCCGGTGGTGCAGGTGGCGGAGTCCGATCTGGACGCGGCGGATGTGACGGTGCGCCGGGTGCTGACCAACAAGGGCATCGAGCCGGCGGACGCGGGGATCTCGGCCGATGGGCTGGCACTGCTGCGTGCCCTGGCCGTCGCGGAGGCGACGGCGGCGGCGGCACGGCGCGGGGCGGCGGATGGCGGGCAGGACTCCGCGATGTGGGCCAAGCAGCGGGCCTATCTGGCTGAGGCCATGCGCCTGACCCAGTCCATCGACCGGGAGTCCCTGGGGCTGGCGCTGGTGGGCTCCGGGTCGGCGGGCTTTGGGTCGATCCCGTTGGGGCGCGGCTGATGCGGCTGGCGGTGGCACAGCAGATGCGCGATCGGCTGCTGGCGGCGGGGACCGACGGCGGGCGGCTGGCCCAGTGGGCGGAGGACTACGGGCAGGCAGTGCCGCGGGTGGTGGTGGGTTACCGCCAGCCGCAGGCGGCGCAGGACTGGCCCTTTGTGGCGCTGCTGCCGCTGGCCGATGTGCAGGACCTGCTCCAGGGCTACCGCTCCGCGCTGACGATGGGCCTGGTGTGCGGGGTGCGCTCCGCCGAGCAGGACCGCGCGGGGTCCGGCGCCCAGGTGGCGTTGGATGTCCTGGCGGACCTGGCGATACAGATTTTGGCGGACCCGGTGAGCTATACCGCCGGGGCCGCGGTGCTGGTGGCGGAACGGGCGGAGTTGACGGCAGTCGACCTGGCGCATCCGCACTACCAGGCGGAACAGCAGATCCACATGACGAGTGACCGGGGGCTATGAGCATGGCACGCAAGGTGACGAGCGAGGGGGCGGACGGGCGGACGGCCTATCGGCTGCGGATGGCCCATTGGCACGGGGGCGTGGAGCAGCCGGCCGGCACGGTGATCGCGTTGGATGCGGACCAGGTGGAACGGGTGCGGGCCGCTGAGGAGGCGGCGCTGGGCGCGCTCAGTGAGGTCTTGGCGGCGGGGGCGGCGGCAATCGCGGTGGAGGTGGAGCATGGCTAATTTCGTTCTCGGCGCGGGCAAGGTGTTCTTTGACCGGCTGGTGTCCGGGGTGTACCAGGGCGAGAAGCTGATTGCGGAGACGCCGTCCTTTGCCTACTCGATCAAGACGGACCGGGCGGAGGAGTGGACCTCGGACGGGCCGATCGCCGAACTGGCCTTTGATGTCGCGACCAAGATCACGCGCTCCGGCAAATTCGTCACGCGCGATATCTCGGACTTCAACCTGGCGCTGTTCACCATCGGCGCGGCAACCACGGTGACCACCACCTCCGCGGCGGTGACCGCGGACCCGCTCAACGCCGGGGTGGCGCTGGCGGTGGATACCTACTATCAGCTGGGGCTGGCCGCGTTCCCCGCGGTCGGCATCCGTAAGGTGTCATCGGTGGCGATCAAGACCTCCAGCACCACCCATGCGACACCGGGGGATTACACGATCGATCTCGACCTGGGACGCATCTATATCCCGACCGGCTCGGCGTGCATCGGCGCCGTCTGTACGGCCGACTACACCAAGAGCGCGGCCTCCTGGGGGCAGGTGGCCTCGTCCGATACCGGGGCGGCCGAGGGGCGGCTGCGGTTTGTCTCGGACAACACGACCGGGACCAACCGTGACTATCTGTTCCCGTCCGTGGTGCTGGCGCCGTCGGGTGACCTGGCGCTGAAGGATCGGGCGAAGTCCCAAGAGATGGGCTTTGACCTGGCGATCAAGAAGCCGACCACGGGCGCGGCGGTCTATATCAACGGCCGTCCGGCCTAAGCGCGATGAGACCCGACGCGCGGCGCGGGCGGCGGCTGGCCCTGGCGGTAGGGGTCGCGGTGGCCCTGGCGTCCGGCGTGGCGCTGGCCGCCCAGGTGCGGATTCAGCCGCTCTATGATGCGGTCGGGGGCGCCGGCAGGGCCTCCAAGATCGAGATCAGGCTGGTGGATGCGCAAGGCCGGGAGATTCGCGCCACGCGCACCACGGATGGGGCGCCGGTGACGACGACCTACAGCGCGACGCTGGCCGCCGGGGCGGCGCCGCTGGTGCTGGACCTGGTGCCGCAGACGCGCATCGCGCACCGGGTGGGGACGGACACGGCGGCGCCGACCTGGTACCGGGTGCGCCGTTCTGCAGACGGGATCGCGCCGGCCTCCGAGCTGATCCAGGTGCCGGATAGCGCGACGGTGCAGGAGCTGGCGACCCTCATTGGCGCGACGGCGATCACTCCCGGGGAGGTGCTGGCCGGGCGGCTGCTGCCGGTCACGGCCGGCGCGGCGGCGGGCTGGGGGATCACGCTCAACAGTGCGCTGCTGCCCATCTGGAGTGCTACCGGCGGCGGCTCCGGGTGTGCAACGCTGGCGTGCCTGCTCGATGGGCCCAGCGTGCTGGGCAGCGCTGGGCAGGCGCTGGTGGTCGCGGCGGGCGGCACGGCCTGGGAGTGGGCGAGCGTGGTTGGGACGCCCGGACCGACCGGGCCGCAGGGGCCGGCGGGG